AGCTAGGCCTATCGCTGCTCCCCAAGAATAAATACTTGCTTTACTCAAAAATACTATACTTACTACCCAAAATGTCGCATATACTGCAAAATATAAACAAAAATCACTTATAAATTTCATTAGATTACCTTTCTATATGGGTCAAATTTGACCCCTTTTAAATATCAATATTGCGCTTTGTAGCTACCAGTAATTGACCAGCGATATTAGTTTGTCGGTCATTCAATATATCCTCCTAAGTAGCTCGGTTCTTCATTTTCATCAATATCCATAACAGATATGGTAGGATAATCTAATTTCATTTCACTTGCTCGCTTATTAGCTTTCTTTTCGGTTGAGAATACTCCGAAGAGACTTATTTCTGAACCCCAGTTTTCATTATAGATATCTGCTGTTAAAACATATACTTTCATTTTATTTTTCCTTATTTTCTTCTGTGAGTGGAATCCAATCAGGAAATTTACTTTCAATATGTTCAATTGGCTGTTCCATCCATTTGTTAATCCCTAAAAATTCCATTGCATCTTTGCTGTGAGGAATAACATTTATTTCTGAGAAACCCAGCGGATTATTGGCACTGTTTTGAATGAAATAAACTTGTTTCACGGCCATTTCCAACGCATCACCATGAATGACTACACCATTCATTCCTCGAATTGCAAAGGCATGAATCAAGAATGAAATAGCTTCATCAGATAATTCTAATGCCTGATACCAATAGTTGCTCGGTAGATATTCAAAAAAGTCAGCATTCATTCGGTCATCTTGCCATTTTTGAATAATTAGAGTTCCTGTTCCTGCTCCAGTTAAATCAGCGCCTCCAGAACCACCTACAAGCAACGCTGTGAGCTTACCAAGTGCATCTGGTGTATAGTGTTGCCCTTTTGACGAAACAGCCGAGTGAGCCATAAAATAATCTCTGAAAAAATCAATACTCATGTCATGGTGGATATTTAAGATTTTAGAGTAAAATTCTTCACGTCCTTTTTTATCAAAAACAAGTTCTTGAATTCGATTTGTGAAATTCATATGTTCATCAACATCGAGCATGTCATAGAATTGCTGCTCAGTAATTGTCATCTTCTTCAATACCTCTATATCCTCTAAAAACGCCACACACGCCACTTTAACAATCGGGTACATATTTATACCAAAACTATATTAAACCGTCGTCAGCGTTAAATCTCGACCTCACAGACTATAATTTACGCATAATCTTGTTTTTAACATTCCGTTCAATTCCGATTGTCGATTTGAACTCCTTCGCTGAAACCTTATCAGCTTTGTCTAAATTTCTAATTCCATACAGGCAAAATTCTTCGTACGTTAAATTCTGACCTGTTTGTACGTTGTGAAGTACTCTTCTTAACTCAATTTCTGGGTCTTTCATTTCATATTCTCCTCTTTAATTTTCGTTTCGATTTCAGACAACTGATTATCAACATATTCTCTGTCAATGATTCCTGTTTTAATCATGAGAACCATTGACACTTTTTTCCAAAACGCTTTTTCACGCTTTAACTTTCTTATTGCTTTTTCGTCATTCATTTCATCTTCTCCTTAATCATGCGTATCATATCAGCACCGCTTGCAATATCCTGCCATTTCAAACCTATCTCTACGACTTGGATAGACTTCAAATTTATGACCAAAATGTTTGCATATAAATTTTTTAATCCATGTCATTTTTGTGCATCCTTAATTAAATACCGTTCCAATTCCTTGTCCTTAGTCGTCAAAGCTTTTTCCAAACTATTGATGCGGTTGTAAATCCGTATCTGCTCACGTTTTACTTTGTTCATTTCTAGTGTTGACATAAGCGATACAGCACCGAACAAACAAAGTAAGATAAGTATCACGTACAGCCATGATTGACTGATTGGTTCTTGTTTTTTAGTCATTTTCTATATCGCACTTTCAACTTCTCATCAATCTCAGCAATCCGCTTACGCTTATATCGCTCGTCTAAGATGTGAATCGTCATCAGTATCGCTGTCATAGCAGATGCTAGTAGTAATACTAATTTCGTTTTTACTCCAATCTCTTTGCAATCTCAATAATTACATTAACAGTCACGCTGTTTCCTGCTTGCTTATATAATTGACTATTGCTGTTGACTTCTTGCGCTTTATCAAACGTATAGTCAGGGAAACCTTGCAACCTCCAACATTCTCGTGGTGTTAGTTTTCTGATTCTGATTTCGTCAGTGACCACAGCTTGTTCTTCCCCTGTTAGTAATGTGTTAGCTATCTGTTTACCAACTCTTCCCCGTCTTGTTTTGCTGTTTGGGTGTGAAATATTTATACTGTCACCAACGTTTGCTTCTGCATATCCTTTTTTTGTCGCTTCTTTGACAAGCACTCCGTGTCTATCCTGTGCGGTCAACGTGAACATTTCATCACCATTTTCTTTAAATCGCCTACCGTTTTGACGTTTTTCTAATCTGTCAGGAGTTAAAACTGGTATCACTACTTTTGGCTGTGTATCGCCGTTTTTGTACTGACTTGCAAGCAAAGTACCAACTGTATCAGACAGCTTATAATTAACCTGTCTTTTATCGTCAATTCTAGTCGGTTGGCCTGTAATTATTTTAGGTTCTCGTCCTCCTCCTTGCATTGTATTTAAAGTTGGGCTTAATCCTTCAGGCGAATAAACACGATTAGTTTCACGAGGCATTCCATCTTTTTTGTTTATGACAACTATTTTTGGTGGGTCTTTCATTGTTGTTGTACTACAAAGGGTTGGTGCTAATCCGCTTTTGTCAAAAACATCTCCAGACTGGCTTTTACCCATTTTTCTGATATTACCTATTTTTTTGATGCGTTTGCTATTAACCTCCGTGTCATTTCCTGTGATAGGAAATACTTCTCGTCCACGTTCTCCTCTAAGATGTCCGATAATGAATACCCTCTCTCGGTTTTGTGGAACTCCGAAATTTTTAGAGTTAAGCACTTGCCACTCGCAGTCGTACCCGAGTTCATCCAACGTATTGAGGATAATTCCGAACGTTCTCCCTTTGTCGTGCGATAATAGCCCTTTAACGTTTTCAAGGAATAAAAACCGTGGTTTGATTTGTTTAGCTGCCCTTGCAATCTCGAAGAACAAAGTTCCTCTAGTTTCGTCCAAGAATCCTTGTCGTTTTCCAGCCACGCTAAATGATTGACATGGGAATCCTCCACAAATAACGTCAACTGTTCCTCTGAACTTTCTCCACTCTTCATCTGTAACGCTTGTGATGTCATGATATTCTGTTTCTCCTTTCGTATCGTGTATAGCTTTGTAGCTTGCTCGTGCGAACTTGTCAATCTCGCAAAACGCTACACATTCATGTCCTACAGATTCCATACCTAATCTAAAACCGCCAATTCCAGAGAATAAGTCTATAAATTTCATACTCACTCCTTGAAAAAATCTTTAGTAAACAAATCACAGTATTCGATTGGATACTCGTCATTTTCAGTGTCGATAACTCTAATCGCTTTTTTAATCGTATTAGCCCAGATGTTGCTCGGTGCATTTTTATACATAGAAAAATGTCTCACGCTGTTATATAAACTATTCCAGCTTTTTCGGTACACGCCTTTTTCTTGAAATTCATAAATCAATCTGCAAAAATCTGCTTTAGATACTCCGTATTTTGCAAGGCAGTCGTCTACATTTTCCCAAAAAATTTGACCTAAAGTTTCATCATTCATTTTTTCATCTCCTCAATTTTCAACATCTATTCCTCTTTTTCCCTAATCATCAGACTTATTTGTTCTGAACCATTTTCGGTGCTTTCGGTAATACATAAATCAAAATGTTTTTTAAGTTCTGGATTTTTATAATAAATATCTGCTATCAAACCTAAAACTTTAAAAGTGTTTTGTTTGAACTCTTTTTCGTTCATTTTACATATTTTTCAATTTCAGAACGGCTAGCCAGTAGCTTGTCGGCTGTATCTAGCGTCATGTTTTTAATGTTATAAGTGCCTTTTCGGTACTTTGATAAGACCAGCTCAGTGATACCAGTTATCTTTGAAATGCGATAACTGGTGACATTGATGTCTAAAATTTCTTGAATTCTGTTTACTAAATTTTCCATTTTTTTATTTCTCCTTTTTTTATTTATTTTTTAGCCATTCATTGACTTCTTCGGCTGTTTTAACTAAAACGACATCGCCATCTACAAAGTTGTGTTTTTTGTAAATGTTCCCACTATCTAAAAAAATGTTTTTATCATATCCTTTCAGATATACAACATCACCTCTTTTGAGCTCAAACGGCTTGCGACCGTGTTTATGAAATGTCAAAGATGCTTCGTACTCTGTTATTTCGGTTTGTGTGGCGTATCTAAATTTACTTCCTTTTTTTAAATACCAAAAATCTTTTTCGACATTTACGTTTATTCTGTCATACCAAAGTCCATGTGCTACTGTCTTATTTTCTGTTAGTTCATCAATTTTTGCAGTTATTTTTCTGCCACTGACATATACTGTCACGTAATCGTCAACTTTAAATTCAGGTTTTAAAGATTCAAGATACTCGTCAATCTTTAAAATCATATTTTTAGCAGACGATTTGGCTTCTTTTAAGTCAGCTTCTACTGTTGAATCGTCTACAACAAAATTTTCAATTGCAATTGATACGTCTCTTGATTCATTTAGAAAGTATCGTTTCATTTCTTCTTGTGTCATTTTCATGTTTTCTCCTTTTGCTTTATATTCGATAATAGGAATGTTTGAATGTTGCCTTTTAGACTGTTCAATATTCATAAAAGTAATGTATTTACTTGAAATGATAACGCAACTATCTTCTTTACTTCTTCCTCAATAGTTAAAGAAGGTGGGGCTATTCTCACTAAGCCATCTGTGTCCTGTTTCTTCAAGCTCAGACATCAAAGCATCATAATCTTCTTGTGTTTCAACGTGGTAAATTGTCATCTTTACTCCAATATTCTATGTTTTGTTTGTTGTACTCATCTAATTTTGACAACAATTTTGCGTGTGCACTTGGTTCAAATTTTGTCATTGATTTTGATTTCCTCTCCGTTTGCTATACTTGTATTATATCATAATTATTGAGTGATATAAAGTATTTTAGTATTTAATTTTCATTTTTTCAGCTCTGTTGCCCTCCTCAAAATAATAAATACCGTCCTTTGTTTCTTCCTCAACCATGGCAAGGACTTCTTCACTTATCAATATTCCGTCGTAAACTCTCAGATTGTAGTCAATTTCAATCAAGATTGAATCCAATAACTCAGCTTTTTTCTCTGCTGATAGTTTCATTTTGTTCTCCTTTTCGGCTTTGTGGTCGTTTTCAGCCGTTGACCAATATTTTTAATCTGTCACTAACTCGCTATCAGCAATTTCTTTGTGGATATCCCAGAAAATGTTGATATGCTCATCTTTGAAATAAACAGCTGCAGTAAGACCATCATCATCAATGAGACATCCTGTATAATTTTCATCATTGATGTAAAGATTTTTAATTTCTTCAAATTTTTCAGCGATTGCTTTTTTGATTTGTTTGTTTGCCATGTTGTTTTCCTCCGAATATTTTTATATTAAGTTTAAAGCCAAATAGCGCTATAAAACTCATAGTTAAAATAACAAATGAATTTTATAGTGCTTTTTGCTTTAAAATACTCTCACACCGTTATCAGCCCAACCTTGGGCAAACTCATTTTGTGCGGTTCCGTTATAACCGCAGGCATAGAACCCTATACCATAATTATTTTCAGAATTATGGTATTCTTTTAACAACTCTCTATTATTCTCAAGGAATAATTTGAGAGCGTTGTAATCATAAGAAGATGGATTGCACCGCACGGTTGCGGTTTCCACAATTTGCATATTTTTATTGATAGTGTACATTATTCTTCCTTTCATAATTCTCTTGCTTTCTGCGAGTTCATCAGCCGGAATGTATTTTTCCGTTGTTTCCGTTGTTTCAACTTCTTCAATAATTTCGATTTCTTTTGCCATTTTCATTTCTCCTTTTTCTTGTTCATCTAGTTGTTCGATTGTTTCAATTTTTTCATTTTTCATTTTGTTTTCTCCTTTTATTGTATTACAATTTTGCTTATGGTTTCGTCACCAGTGTAATCTTGGTAGATTACAGTTCTGATGAAACTAATTCTTTTACCTTCACTATCGAATGTTTTTTCGTCTTTAATTATCTCGAAAGTGTCAATGTCTAACACTTTTACTTTTGTAAATTCTTGAGTTGTTGTTTCTGATGTTGTTTTCATGGTGGTTACCTCTTTCTTTGTTGGTAAGCTTTTCCTTACCCTATATACATATTATACAATACTTATTAGGTATTGTCAACTCTTTTTTGAAAGTTTTTTATTTTTTTATTTTTTATATCGTCGCAACTTTTCAGGCGCTTATATCGGTGATTAAGCAAAAGATTGTGAACGATTCACAAAGTTGCCCAAAAATATAAAAAATTTCTATATTTTTTTGGCACTTTTTTCAAAATTATATGACCCCACAAACCGCGCTGTTGTCATAATATATATATAAATAAATATAATTATATATATATTTATGTACTTACAATATTCGGGAAGTTTCTTAGGGGAAGAGGATTGGACACCTGAAATTTCTATTTTTTATATATTTTGCCTTTTTTAACACGTTAAATCACAATGAAACAACAAAGACCTTTAAGCGTTTTTGTCTAGGATAGCCCTAGATTGCAATTTAAGGCACATCTCGCACGCTTTAGCATTGTTTTGGCATAATTGTGCCACCGACATTTAAAGTGGCTAAAAACGTCCTTAAAATGGCTTTTACAATGTCAGTTTAAAAACAGTGATTTTTATTGGCTTTAAAAAAATAATCCAAAATGACGATGACTTTTATCTGTTTCGAGTTTTTGTAAAATGATTTTAGTCAGAAAAGGAATTTCAAGATGACTTTATTTTTTTGAGTGGAACGTGGTATAATGTATTAAATAAGACACTTGTTTAAACTTGTAGAAAATTATTAGAGAGGTTATCATGGACGGACTTGGGTTGTTATATAGTGATGAAGAAGTGAGCAAAGCCATTTCAGAAAGTAGAAAAATATTAAAAAGATATAAAGCTTTGAAACTAAGAGAAAAACTTGAAAACAGAAGTCCAAAGTCGCCAGTTATCTCAGACATGCCACGAGGCGGTCAAAAAAGGCCAGATTCAGCATATGAAAATTTTGTAAACATTATCAGCCAGACTTATCAAATTGAGCAGTGTGTCGAACGTTGTGAGCCACAGGCGTGCATTGTTTTGAAACAGAAGTACTTTTCTGAAACAGAATACCCACAGTGGAAACTTGCGGAGCTTGCAGGTTATTCAATTAGCAGATATAACGACTTTTTAAGACTGGCATTGCTACAATTTGCAACTGCTTATCGTATAATTTGACAATGATATTGTTTTGCGCTATAATAATAAATAGTTACTGCAAGCTCCATGTAGAACCGTTTAAGACGGTAGCGTGGTTTAATAATTAAAAATAACTGTTAACTATTTAGGTGTAGAGTAACAGTTATTTTTTTGTACAATTTGAAAAAATCGGATAAAAATCGTATAAAAGTTCTAAAACAAGTGGTATACTAGTATTATGATGATTGCGGATAAATATTCAATCACACACACATTAATCACGTATTACCGCAAGATTCATAGCAGGCATGTCCTGCGTACATAAGCGAACAGTCAAGTATTTTTTGACTGTTGAAGGGGTGGGCTGGTCTATCGGGAATGCATCGAAGAGAATGTAGATGCGAGCGGATAAGATAGATGCAGAGACAGGGTCGCAATCTGAGGGATATATCCGCGTACATATTATGTGCGAGCTTAACCACACTAAAAGAAAGCTAGAGTTTATTGTGATTTTTGACTGCTAGGAAAGACTAGCGATTAATGAGAGTTAGCTCGATTGGTAGAGCGCTTGACCGGTGCGTCAAGATGGTGTAGGTTCGAGTCCTACATTCTCAGTAACGATCACATAGCATTAACAACCTATGTGTGGAAAAATATTTAAAGTATTTATAGTCATGGTGTTTCTGTGACTTTTTGTGTAGAACGGCTTATCGTATGCAAAGTAAAACTAATAATATTAATGTAAAACGTATCGTTGGCGTTGAAGCGTACCGAAAACCACCTTGCAGTTGCTTTTATTCAACTAAATAGTACAAAAAAATACATAAAATTTAATGAATCATTTTTAAGAAAGGTATAATGTTATTTGGAAACACCCGTTGTTAAAACAAGAAAAGATAGGGCTAAGTTTTACGGATCACCAGAATGGAAAGCGCTTAGGCTATTATGTATTGAAAGAGACCATAAAGAATGTCAATGGTGTAAAAAAGAAGGGAAAGTTACACTAAAAGAGGATGTCATTCTTGAGGTTGACCATATAAAAGAGCTTGAGTTTTATCCTGAGTTTGCTTTAGACATTGACAATTTAAGAACTTTATGTAAAGACTGCCACAACAAAAGACATGGCAGGATGAATTATAGAGGTCAAGCAAAAAAGAAACGATTCGATGATGAATGGTGGGGAGAATGATTATAGGAGGAAATAGAGATGGCTAGTTTAAAAGTTAGAAATAAGTTGGTTGATGCAGAAATAAAAAGACTCAAGAAAATATTCAAGGACATAAGCCCAGATAAGATGGAAGTTGTTACTGGTTTAATTACTCAAACGGCAAGACTTAGAATTTTGCTTGATGAAATGTGGATTGATATAACTGAAAAGGGAGATTATGATTTATTCTCTCAATCAGAAAATCAAACGCCATACGAAAGAGAACGTCCGATAGCAAAACAATATAACTCACGTGACCAATCGTATCAGAGGGTAATCAAACAGCTCACTGACTATTTACCAGATGAAAAACGTGAAGAGGCTATTACAGCCGCTATTGATGGTTCAGATTTGTTATGACGATGATACATCCATATTTTTTCGATGAGTATGTAGGGCTTTATGAAGATGGAAAGATACCGTTTAATAAAGAAAGAATACAACTCGTTGAATATTTAAAAAAAGAAGTATTGATTCGTGATGATATTTATTTTGATGATGAAATGATACAGAAATTCATTAGATATTCAGAGAAAAACTTTTTCCCTTTAGCTAAGTATCAAAAATTTATCACTCCTTTTATATTCTGCTATCAAAAGCAAGACGATGAAGTGTTTTTCGATGAAATTCTCAACTCTATAGCACGTGGAGGCGGTAAGAATGGTTTTATGTCAGCAAGAGACTCATTTTTGATAAGTCCTTTGTATGGCGTAAGGAACTATGACGTAACCATAACAGCTAACTCAGAAAAACAAGGTAAAGTATCGTTTAAAGAGGTATACGAGATGGTTCAAATGAATCATCTGGATAAACAGTTTTACCTGACAAAAGAAAAGATAACTAATAGAACAACAAACTCAGTATTTAGTTATCGCACAAACAACCCCAAAACAATGGATAGCGCGCGTGATGGTTGCTTGGAGTTTGACGAGATACACCAATTTGAAGCATCTGATTTGGTGGATATACAACGTAGCGATCTTGGTAAGATACAAAACCCAAGAACGTTCTATAATGGCACAAACGGTCATGTGCGTGAAGGCTTTTACGATAAGATACTTGAACGAGCTGATAGAATATTCAAAGGAGAAAGCAAAAACGATAGGCTATTCCCGTTCATATGTAAAATAGACACTTTAGATGAAATGGATGACCCAAAAAAATGGTCTAAAGCAAACCCAATGTTTGAAGAGGACACGCCTTATGCTAAGCGTTTATTATCTACAGTAAAAAAAGAATACGAAAAACTGCAAGATGAGCCATCTGGTAGACGAGAATTTATTGTTAAAAGGATGAATTTCACCGAAGGTAATTCAGAGGTAGATGTAGCTACTCACGAACAGCTAAGAGCTACTAATCAAGAATTTCCAAACTTCAAAGGGCGTTCTTGTGTTGCAGGTTTTGACTATGCAAGTATTAAAGACTTTGCTAGTGTTGGTTTATTGTTTATGCAAAACGAAAAATACTACTTTATGCAACATAGCTTTGTGAGAAAGCAATTCTTAGATACATTCAAACTAAAAGCGCCTATAAAAGATTGGGAAAAGCAAGGTATACTGACTATATTAGACGAACCATCAATTAACCCAAAACACTTAGTAGATTGGCTTGTTGAAAAGAGAAAAGATTATAATATAAAAATAGTAGCCGCTGATAATTTTAGAATGGATTTGCTGAGACCATTACTTGATAAAAATGGATTTGAAAATGAATTTTTCAGAAATCCTAGTGGCGTACAAGCAAAAGTAGCACCAATTATAGAGGACGGATTCTCAAATGAGCGTTTTGTATTTGGTATGGACCCTATGATGATATGGTACACAAACAATACACTTGTAAAAGAGGACAGCTATGGTAATAGAACGTTCAGAAAAAAAGAGCCTATAAGACGTAAAACAGATGGGTTCCATGCGTTTATAGCTGCTATGTATAAACGAGATTTGATAGAAAACGTCGTAAACTATGACGAAGCGTTTGATATATTTGAAAAACTTAATTTTTAAGTAATATGGAGTGAGCATATGTACAAACCACAATATTTGAATGTCGAAAGAGATGTTACTAATATCTATGCTGGTAATATCCTTTATTACAAAAAAGTAAAGACGATAAATCTAGGATATAAAAGAAAACAATCAAAAAAAAATGATAACAAGTCTGGTAGAAGATTTAAGTAGATATATTTATGCTAGAAAGGAGGTGAGAAATGGGATTATTTGACGGGTTAAGACGAGACTTCATTAATAGCTATGATATAGACTGGATGCTTGATTTAGATTTTACTACAGATTCTAGTATGAGACCATATATCAAATTTATGGCAGTAGATACAGTAGTTAACTTTGTAAGCAGAACGATGTCTACTATTAAGTTCGGCATAGACAATGAAGAATGGGAATATATTTTAAATGTAAGACCAAACTCAGACAGTTCTTCTGCTACTTTTTGGCAAAAATTCTTCTATCGTGTAATTGCCGATAACGAAGTGTTAGTTGTCGTATCAGATGACAATCAATTGCTTATAGCTGATTCGTTTGTTAGAAATGAATACGCTATATACGAGGATACGTTTTCTGAAATTACAGTAAAAGGGTATACGTTTAAGCGCACATTTAAAATGTCAGAAGTTATTTACATTAATTATAATAATGACAAATTAGAGAAGTTTACACGAGGACTGTTTGACGATAACGCTGAGTTATATGGACGTGTTATGGAAGTAGCTATGAGAAACAATCAGATAAGAGCTTCCGTAAGCGTTGACTCAACTGGTAACTTCCAAGAAGATAAACTAACACGGTTACAAGATTACATGGATAAAATGTATAGCTCATTTAAGACAAATTCTGTAGCTATCATACCAGAGGCTAACGGATTTAGTTATACAGAGCATAACAACGGCAAGACATCAATGCAATCATCTGAGGAATTATACAAAATGATAACTTCACTTATAGATGACATAGCAAACATGATTGGCGTTCCTACAGCTTTGATTTATGGAGAAAAAACAGAAATGGACTCCAATATCAAGGCGTATAAGAAACTTTGTATTATACCACTTATCAAGAAGTTGCAAGATGAACTTACTGTGAAGGTTCTTAAAAGAGCGGAATACGCAAAAGGGAAGCGCATTAAAGTATACGGTGTGTTACCATCCGATCCGCTAGAACTTGCTACACAAGCTGATAAACTTATATCTAGTGGTGCGTTCTATATTGATGAAGTTCGTGGTATATTCGAGTATGAAGATTTACCAGATGGTAAAGGGAAGGTGCAACTCATCACTAAAAACTATGAAGTAGCAAACGAAAGTCAAACAAATGAAACTCAAACAGACGTCTAAATTGAAAGGAGGTGAGAAAAAATAATGGTTAAAAAATTTAAAGTAAATGGTCCTATCATTTCAAATAGCGACAAGTGGATTTACGATTATTGGGAAATGGAAGCAACGTGTCCTAAAGATGTTATAGACAATTTGCCAGTTACACCAGAAGATGTAGAAATTACTATTAATTCATATGGTGGGCTTGTTGATAGCGGTAATGAAATTTATACTGCTTTACGTGGATATAACGGAAACATTACAATTAACATAGTAATGGCTGGTAGTGCAGCTTCAATTATCGCTATGGCTGGTGACAAAGTACTCGTAAGTCCAGTTGGTCAGATTATGATTCATAATGTATCAATGGGTTCTTATGGAGACCACAATGATATGGACAAAGCTAGTGAAATTTTAGTGAAAGCTAACTCCTCCCTAGCAAATGCTTATGTTTCTAAAACAGGTAAGCCAAAAGATGAAATTTTAGCTTTGATGGAACCCATCTGTTTTACGTCTTATAGGCTCTTTTTTTCTGAACGTTCTATTACCATAGCTTTCCTCTTTTACAAGTGTATTGTTCGTGTACCATATCATCATAGGGTCCATACCAAATACAAAACGCT